CCATAACCAGATACAACACCTGAGTCCCCTAAAGACTGGATATCTTGTACATTTTCTGCTAATCCAGGAACAGTTATTTGTCCTATCTTACTAAATTTAGCGTCAACTGCATTTGCTACTTCAGAATCCGTAATGTCTTTAGGGTCAGAGTTACTGTTAATACCTCCTTCGAATCTGTCGATATTAAGAATACTTTTAGGCATTATAGCTTATCTTTTATTTTAGCCCAAAGTTTATCATCTAGTTTAGTTTTAGTGGATTTTACAGCCCATTCACATAACACTACTATAAGCTGTTTTTTCCAACCTGCTGGTAGTAATGTAATTAGAGCTTTCCATACTACTTTTGCTATACTTTTTAATGCTTCCATTATATCTCCTTGTTTAGTAACTATAGCCTATTTTCTTTCTTGACATTTTCTTTTTACCTTTCTTTGCCATCTTTTTCTTCATAGGCCCTTTTTTCATCATTCCTTTTTTCATACCTTTCTTCTTCATTCCTTTCTTTTTCATTGTATGTGCTGGCATATCTATCTCCTTTATTTTACCATTTTACTTTATGTGACCAATATCTAGCTGAGAGTTTTGAAGGCTTTGCATCCTGCGCATTATGTCTAGCGTAATAAGACTTTCTTCTAGCTTTGCCTTTTTTTGTTTTAGGATTTTTACCTGCTCCTCTAACTCCCTGCTGTCCAAATCTAATTGTTTTAATTTTATCTCCAACTTTAGCTACAACTATATGTGACTTTGTTTTATGATTAGGCGTTCTTTTAGGCTTATTATAGCCTGATACTCCTGCTCTTTTAAGTCTTGGGTCTCTTTTCTTAGCCATATGTACCTCTCATTTTCTTGCGTACTGCTTTAGAATATTTAGCTCTTTGTTTACCTTTTTTACTTGCAGCTCTTTTTCTTCTATTTTCAGAGGCTTTTTGTGATGGAGTTAAACTATCTCTTACAGACTTAGGCAAGTATCGACCACGTTTACTTTTAGGTTTTTTCTTATCACCCTTACTAACGTAGTCCCACTTTTGTTGTGTCCATCTTTTTAGAGAACGTTGTGATTTTTTTAAAGACATTATTTGTATCCACCACCTTTAGCTTTATATTGTCTTGCTAACATTTGTGCTTTACGAGCTGACCATTGTCCAGGTCTTCCACCTTTAGAGCCTGCTTTTATTTTGTTAAATAATCTTTTACGCATAGTAGGCTTGGTATAATTACCAGCTTTATTAACTGTGCTTTTTTTCTTACGAGTTGTTTTTTTCTTTCTCATCTTTTATTTGCCTCTCTACTCTTGATATTCTGATACTTTGATTTCTAACTTCACGTTTCAATTTTGTAAAGTCCATAACATCAGTATTGCCTAATGCATACTCTTTAACTATCTTTAGTATCTGATTCTTTAATGTTTTTGTCAATATCATTTATATGCTCGTGTTCTATTAAGCAATAACTAGGACAAGTATTTTTGCTTTCGTATTCTTCTAGAAAGAAACCTAGCCATACAGCTATCACTAATAATACAACGTCCCCATTTACTTTGCTCCATCTATTAATTTACCCCAAACTGTTGTTTTGCCTTTTATTATCTCAACAACGTTTACTATAAAGTTACCACCTTTAAACCAATCAATGATAGCAAAACCGTGATTCCAGTTAGTTAATCTTCCTCCTAACCAGTCTTCATCTTTTTCTATATCTTTCAAACAGCCCATACTCCATCCGCTTATAGTGCCGCCTGCTACTGTTCTTGTATGTCTTTGTAGGTCATGTGTATGTCCATACATTACATTTTCACAATAGTGGTCTAGATGTTTATACGAATGATATTTAGTTGTATACTTACCATGCGTAAAATTTAACTTACCAATCTTCAAACATTTTTTTCTGTTATACGGATGATATTTGTACCCTCGCTGCTTTAGTTTTAAAGCCTCATAGGTCATATAATGCGATAAATAGGGGTATCTGGTTACAAACTTGTCTAACCATACCTCATGGTTACCTTGAACAAAATGTCTCTCAGAACAGCCGATTTTGTCCAATACATTATCTATCATATCCATACCTTTGTTTACTTCATGTACATCACTATCAAGTAAAGGTATCAAATCTTCCATTGGTTTAGCATTTCTGCCTTTCCAAAAGTGTGTACTAAAATGTTCCCACTCTCCTGTATCTCCTAAGTCTATATAGACATCAGGCTTTACTAATTCTATCGCTTTGCACACTACATTGATAGCTTTCTTATCATGTAGAGGAAAATGCTTATCAGGAGTAACGATAGCTCTTTTTATAACGCCATCATTGCTTTTTGGCATATACTCTCCTATTTGTTAAACAACCATGTAATAAATCCAGTAAAAACTGTAAAGCCTAATGTTATGATACCCTGTATCCAACTAATAGAGCTTTCATTCTTACGCACTCTACCATTCTGTTCTTTTAACATAGTACGTAATTCTACTAGAGTTTCTTTCATGTTTCGATTATCAGCTTTTAAAACAGCTAATGTTGTAATTACTTCTTCTCTATATTTATTAATATCAAAGTTTCTTTTAGCCATTTTTTACTATATCTGATAAACGTTTTGCACGATTCGGTGTTTGTTTTGCCCAACGACTATCAAGCATCTCTACACTACTTGCTTCATAGTCACCTAATCGTAACAGTTGTATTGTTTTTTTAAACTTGCTAAAACCTGACAATCCCATTTGAAAACACATTTCATATACTACTTCTTGAATTGATTCAGGCAAATCTTCTACAAAAGGAAACTTCTTATTTACTCTAGATACTAAAGATTTAAGTTTTCTTTCTAATATTATTTCAGCTATATCTTCATCCATTACTAAATCTTTAATAGCAAATCCATAGCCTATAGTATCATATCCTTCTGTACATTTATAAACTTTACTTCTAAAACCTTCTGATAATTTTACTGATTTAATTAGATTTTTCATAGTGTATCACCTATAAATCCTGGATTCCATTCTTCTTCTTGTAATTGAGTTAATATTTCAGAGTATGTATAAGATGTTAATCCATCAAAACAAACATTAGTAGGGTCATCTGTATAAATTAAAATATTATCATTATTACTTTTTCTTGCATTTGCCAAGCTAGATAGTTTTGAATTTAAGAACTGCTCTCCAGTAATGTTATCTTTATGTATTATATAATATGTATAACTAGATTTAGGCATTTAACCTCCCATTAGATTTATTAAATACATTTTGTTTTTTCAAATCATCAAGGTCTATATTTTCTGTATTCAATGCATTACTAGAAAATCTTTTCAAAACAACATTATCTATTTGAGCACTAGCACTTCCTTGACCTCCTGTGATAAGAGATACAAAAGATACTCTATCAGAAGCATTTATAGACCTAACAAGAAAAGAATGCGAACCATTATCACTGCTGACAGAAGTATGCGATACTAATCCAACTTGAGTGGTGTTATCAAGAGTACCGTCTCCATAATATACTTGAACAGTAGCACCAGTACCAGTTGTCAAAGCTCCAGTAAAATTAAATGTTAACTGATATAAACCTCCAACTACTGTATTTCCTGTTTGTGCATTTAAAACACTTAAATTTAAAGTCGATTTACACGCACCGCTTTCTACCGCCCATTTACCTGTTCCTGTTTGCTGTGTAACTGTCCACTGACTGCTATCTAAGGCAGACGAAAAATCTCCATTTTCTATAACATTTCCAGTTGAATTTCTAAAATTATTAATATCATCTGGATAATTATTTGTATTAAGACATTGTGGAACATCGTTAAAAAGAGCAGGTAGTGAGTTAGTAACATCTCCTTTCGTGTCTCCATAAGTCCACATATTACCTAATCTTGCTTTTATATTTGAAGATACTGCATATGTTCTTTTAGATATAGATTCATTATATAGTGCTGTAATTTCATCAGCAGTAAATGCTTTTCTATACCATCTAGTGTCTGCAACGCCAAAACCATTTGCTGTAAAAAAATCTCCAGTTCCTACGTTAGCTTTTCCGTAATTTAACGCTAAATCTAAAGTTGCATCATTTGTAGTCATAGTATTTGATACTGAACCTGGAATTGGAGAACCATTTAGATATGCTGTTGTAATGTCACTTCTATCGCATACAAATGCTATGTGAATCCATTGATTTGATAAATCAGTCTGGTCACTAGAAGTAGTAAAATGCGAAATAACGGTGCTACCTCCTTTAACAACTACTAAATATGCTAAATAAGCTGCTGCCCGAGGAGGAAAAAAAACTGCAGCTTGCCTGCCAAAACCTATATACATATAATTAGAAGTATTTCCTTCACTTTTAGTTGGTCCATAATGAAATATATTACCAAGATGTATGTTAGACGGACATTTAATCCATTCTGCAACAGTAAAATCGCCTGTACCTATTCTAAATGTATTTGGTCCAGTAATAAACTCATCCGTACCGTTAAAATTTACATAAGACTTACCATTTGCTACTGAGGTAGGAATTATAGTATTTGGTGGGTGAATAGTATCACTATTATCATCATCAATTTTTATTGGATTTGGACGCAATGCTCCTGTAATAAGAGGTTTTACTTTCATTTTAGTCCTTTACTATTCCAAATTTTAATGTCATACCTGCACTTGTTATAGCAGCAGCTGCATTAGATATACCAAAAGCAAACAAACTTGTACTTCCTTCAGCAGCCTTTGCTATCATTCCTATTGAAAGTAATGATGAAACTGTATCTCCTGACCCTATTGCTGTACCATCAGGCATTGGAATTATTCCTTGAACAGCACCTATAACGCTAGAACTTAGATTACCCATAGTGGCATCAGGAGTACCTCCTGAAAGATTAGAGTCAAGAATAACTATAGTATGACTTATATCTGCACTTGCTAAATGTGTTGCTGTAATAGATTGAATAATACATGAACCTCCAGGAACTGCAACTGCATTAGGTATTTCAAATGTATCATATAAACACTTATTATTTGCATCTGCTACTGCTGATGCAGGCGTTACTGTAATGTAATCAACATCCATTTTATTGAGTTTTTCTTGAACTGTAAAGTTTCTTAGATTTGTTTTAGCCATAGTTTATCCTCCTTTGAGTTATACTTGAAGGTCTTTGGCAAGACCGTGAATGTATTATCTTATTGCGAAAGGTCCAGGTGTGCCCATTATCTTGGCACCAGGCTTCAAAGACCCATCATGTTTTTCTACTATAATTCTATATTCTCTCATAAAGTATTCTTTTTGTTGAAACTCACCTGCATCTTCTGCAAACTTTGCTTTTACGTAAGCTATAATAGCTTTTTCTAAATACCTTGGCACAAGTATCTCTTGTTTTGCTATTTCAGAACTTCTTCTTAAAAGCTGTATCTTATAATATAATGAAGGACTTGAATCAAAACTTAACTTATTGCTAAAATTTGGACCATTATAAAATGTTGTAGTAGTAACTATAGTTCCTGCTGTTAAACCTACAGATGTAGCAATTTGATGTAAACCACTCCATTCACCAGCATTTTCTAAAAGTATATAATCTCCATCAGTTAATGTAGAACCAGATGCTGTAGTAAGAGCTGAATAATCAGTACCACCACTATCAAATAATACTAATGCTCCGCCTGATGAATAGTATTGGTCAATAGTTACACTAACTGCATTTATATCCAATATATTATAAGTAGGTACATAGGTGTATAAAATTTCAAGTCCGTCTGTAACAGAACCTAAAGGACTTTTCCATTGGTTTCTATGTGTACCTGGTCCATAGTCTTTGCTATTTACATCATTATCAAAAGCTGTATCTCTTTCTACAATAGCTAACTTTTGTCCTTCTATATAAAATCCATAATCTTTTACATTTGTACTCATACGTTATCCGAGTCTGGAGTATAAGGTTTATTCAATAGCCTTGGCACCCTTCTATACTCATCTTTACTTGTTAAATGATTCTTTACACGAACTTCTAATATTCTTACTAAATCTTGCGGTAGGTTATAAAATCTTTTATCTTGTGTTATGTTCATTCGCTGAACTTTAGTATGTGTTTCAAAATCTATATTTAATTCTTCATACGCATCTTCTATATATGCAGCTACTCTTGCAACATCTGTAGTACCAATTCTTTCCATTAATTCTTTAATTTTCACGTCTTCTCCTTCTTCTATCTTGTTGCCTTTGTTGTGCTTGCAATAACTG